CAACGTATAGCCAGAACTTTCAAAGCCAAGCGGTAGACGAAGACAGTGACTACTGAGAAGCCGTATAGAATTCAAACTCCTAGCGGCTATCGTAAATATCTGTGTTCCGGGATGTATCTCCCGTCAGTGACGACAGTTTTGTCGGCCACTGAATCCGAAAAATCAAAGGCTGGTTTACGTACTTGGCAACTGAATAACCCTGGCGCTCTTGAAGCTGCTAGTACTCGTGGTTCAGCAATACACAAATGTTGTGAAGACCACATTCGAGGAATTCCTGTGGATTGCGCGGATGAATATCAAGGCTTTTGGAATGGAATGTCCCAATACCTTGATTGGTTTGATATAATTCACTGGTCAGAGCGGCCTCTTCGTCAGGATTGGTATCACTTGCGCTCTGATGACAAAGAGGTATCTTTTGTTTGGAGTACTGAACACAGATATGCTGGCTGCCCAGATCTAATAGGCGAAATAGGAGGTGTAAAAGTCATTGCTGATTTTAAAACCAGTAATAGTCCATATATGAATACGTTTCCTGATAAAGGTGATCGTATGGGTTTTGGTGGCTTCCGTAAATACCAAAAATGCGCTCAACAAATGGCTGCTTATAGGTATGCACTAAATGAACGCACTGGTTTTTTATGTGATGTTGCCTTAGTTATTGTTTCTACTGATGAAACTACCCAAGGTATCTTTATTGACGGCGATCAGCTTAAATTACATGAATCTCGTTTCTTGAAGCGAGCTCAACAGTTCCACGAAAAAGAAGACAATAATGAAACTTCAGATTGCAGTCAACAAGAACTGCAAGAACAAAACTAATCCACATAAGGTTGCAGTAGGTTGGCTAAACATCAACGAAGATATCCAGTGGTTAGAAGGATGGGTTCGTGCTGGCTTTGGTTGGTGCGCAACTCATTTTGCTAATAGATATCGAAAAGGCGAGAATGCTAGAGGAAGCAATCTAATTGTTGTTGATATTGATGGAGACGTCTCTTTGGATCAGTTCTGGGAGACTGATACAGCAAAAAACTGGTGTAAATGTACATATACATCAGCTAGTCATACAGAAGATGAGCACCGTTTTCGCGCCCTTTTTCCTCTCGAAATCTCATTAGACAATACTTCGCAGCACAAAGGAGCTTATTGGCTAGTTGTCGATCGCCTAATAGCTGAGTTAGGGCTTGATGCTCTTAAAGATAACTGTGGCCAAAAGCCTGAAAGACTGTGGTACGGCAATACTGCTGCTGAGTTTAGATGGAACATTCCTCAGATTGAACGTCCTATAGAAGTACCAGCATTCTTGCTTGAGGATATTAGTTATCAAGAGCCAGTTAGCTTTGCTCATTCTGATGTCACGTCACTTGACGTAGAGCGCTGCTCGTGGCTTTTACGTGAGTTCTTGAGACCATCAGACGATAACGAATATGAGTCTTATTACGTACCTGTCATGGCCGCCTGCGCTGGCATTGGCACAGAAATATTTGATGCTTGGGTAGCGTGGGTATTACGTGGCCATCATGGCCAAAAAGAAGACAATATCAGACCTTACAAATGGAAAGGTCTCGGTAATTACGCTGGCCATACTACACTGTATTCGCTTGCAAAAAAGCAAGATTCGAACTGGACAAGTTATCTACCTTCACATCTATCTTTTCAATCATTTTGCTCTGCTGTTGGATATGAAGGAGATGAGCCGTTACCAGATTTAGACTCTTTGATTACTGAGCTGCCAAAAATGAATCAAAATAATTTACCAGATCCAGAACCACTTCCCGATACAGCCGTTACTCCAAAAAAACGTGGTCGCCCTAAAAAAGGTAACGATGATCTAGCTAAAGAGCGGCAAGAAGATAGACGTAAATTAAAAGAGGTTTTTCCATTTATACGTAAGAACCTCCTTACCAGTCAAATACATGTCACTGATTGCTTTGGTACTTCGTCAACTCTTGAAGGAAATGACATTGACATTATGACCACGAAGCTTGCCATTGAACATGGTCGATTTATTCCTGAACAAAGGATGAAAGTCGCTGTTCAGTATGAAGCATCCATCAACCAATTCTGCCCTATTAATGAGTATCTTGATAGCTGTGTAAAAGGTGCACTGCCTCATCCTGATTGGGATCGTTTAGGAGAAGTGTTTCTAGGCAATCCGCATAGGCTTGCAACACTTGCCATGCAACGAATGATGATCGGTGCAGTGGCTCGTGCGAGGAACCCAGGCTGCTCCATGTCCTGGTTACCTATTTTGGTAGGAGCACAAGGAGTAGGGAAATCACAATTTAGCCGGAGCCTTGTACCTGACAAATTGTTTGCTGAAATAACAACTCCTATTGAGACGTTGATCAAAGAACAATATCGCTTGCATGTTGCCTGGATTCTGGAGCTTCCAGAAATTGATCATTTTTTCAATCCAAAAAATATTGAAAATTTCAAAAACCTGATAACTACTAGATGTGATGAAACACGTAGGCCTTACGCAAGTCATCCAGAACGGCTTCAACGTCGGTTCGTAACTATTGGAACAACCAATAGAAATCAGTTTCTTGTCGATAGTACAGGTAACAGGAGATTTGTACCGCTTGAAATCGGCACAGGTTTTTTAATTCCTTGGCAGCGTATTGTTAATGAAAGAGACCATTTATGGTTTTCTGCAATACAAGCCTATGAGCGTGGTGATGCTTATGAATATACCAGTGGTGAAATTGCTGATATATCAGAATACATTCAGGAGTTTGGTGATCCAGATCCCTGGATGGAAAAGATTGTTTCCTATGTCAACTTGAGAACTGATGTAACCCCATCACAGGTATTAACTCAAGCCCTCGATTTAGATCCGCGTCAACAAAGTCGACGTGAATCACGACGAGTAGCTGATGTACTTCAATCAATGGGCTGGCGTCGCCAAGTGACGTCTCGAAAAGATCCAGTAACTGGTCGCCAGAAATCAATACGCTTGTGGATTCGACCAGCAAACGATCCTTTGCCTGAAGATCACATTTTACAAGACTTTTAATTACACTTTAAAAAGATCAGAAGATATCATGCTTACAAAAGATATTAAAATAGGACTGCGAGTAAAAGTAGCATCAAATGGTCTCAATGCAATTGTTGTTGGGACTCCAGAATACTATACCCCTAAAGCAAAATTAGTACGTATTAAATACGAAAATAGTACTCGCTACGAATATATGATTTCAAAACAACTTTCTGCTCTATCTCTCGAAGATCAATATCCTGCCCTTGGCGGAAGTTTTGCCAAGCCAGAGGGGCATTTCTAATGGGTGAAGCTAAGCCTAAACATAAAGGTGGACATGCTTACGGCAGACGACATGCACAGATGTCCAATACGTCTGTAGAGGGCGAGCTTTGCATTTACGCGGGTCACGGACTGGGGCGCTTTTCTAATCGCTCTATGCGATACGACAGCCATCAAGCATGTACGCGTTGCGTTGCTGCTGCACGTGAGGGTAGAATTTCATTTGATATTGAATCACTGCTTAAAAAACACCGCAATCGCGCTCTCAAATTCTGGAGCCAAGTTGACATTGGTAATCCAGATGAATGTTGGAATTGGAACGGCTGTATTAATAAAAGAACTAAACAGCCACAATTCTCTTGGCGCAGACCAGAAATTAGTACATCCACACAGCATCATCCTCAAAGAGTTGCTATGTGGTTTACTTGGGGAGATTTAGGTTACACAGGAGTAAAAACAACTTGTGGCAATAAATACTGCTGTAATCCTTTTCATTTAATACCACAGAACGTTGGTGTATTTGTTGATGATGAAAGTTATATTGAAAGCTTTGAACTTGCTTGCCAAGTCCATACTCTCAAACAGCAAGTTCAAGAATACATGGTTGAGCAGGCTTTCATTGAAGAGGAGAAGCAAGCAAAACTAGATCAAAGCGATCTGATTAGTGATCACAATGATTTATTTTTAAATAAAGATTCTAGTTTTGAAAAACGAGTTCAAGCTGTCATGTCCGACATTATGGAAGGTAGGCACATCACTCAAATTGAACCACATCATCCGGGCTTATACAGCAAACCAGATGATGATCAATTCAACCCCACGGACGACTATTAATTTCTCTATCCTTATTAAAGAGTCATAATATTATGTCACGTCGTACCGACCTTTTAAATCAACTTGTTAGTTCAGATAAATTTGGACAAGAGAAAGAGCAAGAGCAGAAATTCCTTCTCGCTACTGCTGAATTAATCTTGTCTGATTTAATTAACATTGCATTGAATGGCATCGAATCGCGTGGCGCAGGTACTCTAGTCATTAATTTAATCAATGACTCGACTGTCTTTATGTCAGGAGCTGATATTGAATCTGATTTAATTGTTGCTGAAATGGAAGGTGACGATGATGTTAGTGCGTTTTTGAAACCCCTGATAGATAAAGTTAATACTAATGATTGGCAAAATCATGTTTTAATTACCCTAATTAGTGATGCAGGAACAAGAACATTTGCTGTGGAAGCAGGAGGGAGCCAAGAAAGCCTCCGAGCGTTCGCATCAGAATTTACAGGATAAACTTAAAGCACAAGGATTAAAGCTACCTCTCTATCCGACTCCTCAGATCATTGAGAGAGCACGATCTGTAATGGGCAGTATTGATTTTGATCCTACGTCTGACCCTGTACAGCAAGTGCTTGTTGACGCTGTTTCAGTACCTACTCTTGAGGTTAATCCTCTGCAAGAGCACTGGCATGGCAATGTTTTTGTAGCGCCAAAAGGTGCAGTTAAAAATAGTCGCTTATGGTTCAATAAAACTCTTAGCGAATATCGTAATAACTATATCGATAGTTTTGTTTTCTTTACAAGCGCTTCTGAGNTACTTAGAGCAGCGCCAGCTATTTATGATTATCCTTTTTGCATTCCGTTCAAGCGGGTCCGTCAATTACGAGCGACTGCAGCTGGCTTTGAACATGTTTCACCTTCTACTTGGAATGTAATTGTTTATGGCCCCCCACTAGACTTAACAATTTCAGACATTGACAAATACTCATTATTTTACGATACATTCCGTGATATAGGACGAGTATGTTTCAACGAATACGCTGGAGACAATTGGTCAAAAGACCTCGAATTTTATGAAGAAAAGCGAGGCAATGTTTAATGCAGAAAAATATCGCTAATGATTATTTGTATTGCCTCCCGTCAGGGTTACGAGTCCATCCTTGTAGACTAATTGTCAAGGATGGATCTATCATGTGGAAACACGCATTGCTTTATAAGGATAAATATCTCTGCATTCCTGAAAGCGCTGCCCACGAATCTCATATCATTAAAACCGCAATAAGGTTAGAGGAGTTAAACTCTTGGTTATCTTCTGATTTAGAACCATGGGAAGCCCTCGTACCTGATTATTGGTATGTGCCTGATATCCCAGAATTATCAGAAGGGATTTCTGTTTATATGCATCATGTCGTTCATCCAGTTGACTTTGTTTATAAGGAATTGTCTAAACATATCTTAGATCATGAAGTGCTTGAGAATAGAGGCTCTTATTTATATTTCAAACGTTGTTGAAATGTTCGATTAATATACTGTTTGGTATAAACCAATAAGAAACAGATTGCCAATCCTTGCCTAGCAAATAAGCTTTGTAGAATTCTTTGATATTTTTGAAATCATTTTTATATGCTTTTGGATAAATTGTCATACTCATTATGCAAAAGATTATGACATGGAAAAAAGAACCAGCTGGATGATGCCCTAACTGAAATCCCAGCAGTTTAGCTTCATCACTTACATTAAATCCTAGCCTGAAATGCATGTGCAATTGGTCATGTAAATCTGTACTTTCACCGATTCCAGGAATCCAATTCTCTAAGAACTGTATGTATGGATCAACTTCAATAGACTCTGTTAGTGATTGCCGGTTACCACCGGCTTTATTGTTTTGTGCCACAAAACGACTCTTATTCATTTAATATATGTAGTATATAGCAAAAGATCACTACATGATGAACTCTGACTTTCTAGAATTTGATAAGTCTAACAAGGTTGATTTGGACATATTTGATGATCTGGAGTTTACAAAACTCTCCTACGGAGGAACCTCCAACGATGACGAAAATGTAGATAATTCAATTAATCATCCTTCTCACTACACTAGTGGTGGGCAAGAGGCAATTGACACTATTGAAGATGCTGTAATAGATGCTCCTAACGCAGTTATTGGAGGCCTTCAATGGAATACTCTTAAGTACTTGTTAAGACTTTGGCTAAAAGAAAATCCCAAGCAAGACGCACTCAAAGCTCGCTGGTACCTTGACCGTTTAATTGATAAACTATGACTGTTGTAAAAGGTGACCCATCATATTTGAAAGATAAAGATCAATATTTCATGAACATCGCAAAGGCAGTTGAAAGTGGATCTAACCATCCTCTAGCTCCAGGTGGATGTGTAATTGTTAGAGATCGCGAAATTATTGGTGATGGGAGAACATGTCTCGCACACTGCAGAGTTGAATTCGATTGTGTCTCTTATGCCATAGCTGTGGCTTCAAAAAGAGGCACACCATTAGCTGGAGCAACTGTGTATACCACCCGGTATCCTTTTAGTGCTTCTGTAGCACAGTTACATTTAATGGGAATTAAAAAAGTTGTATATCTTTCTCGTGGTGAATGGGAGGCTCATTACAAACAAGAATATCATCGGGCAGGACGCTTAGCTAGTGAACTTTTAGTCAATATGATTCCTTATTATGAAGATCCAGATCCAAGATTTGCAAATCAAAAATCAACAGAGCAATATCAACAAAATAAAAAATCCAAGAAGCAGACGTATTCCTCGCCAAATCCGATTGAATCAGACAATTTCAACATTGAAGAATATACAGAAGAAGACTATGAATCAATCTCTACTATTCGACCTTGAATCTACTGGATTACTTAGACAAGGTTCTAATATTCATTGCATTGTCGCAAGGGATTTAAATGATACTGATGAACCACTTATTTATGACTGTCGAAAAACCCAGACAATTGATATGGGTATTGAGCGACTTCGCCGTGCAGACGTACTAATAGGACATAATATTATTGGTTATGATATTCCACTTATAAAAGAACAATATGACTTCGACTTCGAAGGAGAACTTATTGATACTCTTGTGCTGTCTCGTTTGTTTTACCCCCATATTCTTGACCGTGATTATGAAAGGCGTCCTACAGGCATGCCTCAAAAATTGTACGGAAGACATTCACTCGAAGCTTGGGGTTATAGATTAAAGTGTTTTAAAGGTGATTTTGCTAAACACGAAGCAGCTTGGGATGTATATACACCTGAGATGTTGGATTACTGCATTCAAGATACTTCAGTTACTTTAAAACTCTACGAATTAATGATGAGGAGGATGGAAGACTATGCTTGATTGTGCAGAACTTGAAATGCGTATGGCTAATATCATGGCCATGCAAGAAGCTTCTGGGTTTCGTTTTGATTTAGATAATGCAGATAAAGTCCGAGATCAACTCAAGGCTGAATCTGACGGCATTGAACAAAAAATAGCTAAACGTTATCGTTATGTTCCAGGTAAAGTATTTACACCAAAACGTAGGGACAAGAAAAACGGCTACCACTCAGGTGCACCCATGACTCGTTTAGAGTCTTTCAACCCAACAAGCCGCCAGCATATCGCCTGGGCACTTGAGACACACCGTGGAGCACGGTTCATTAAGCGCACGGATACAGGGAAACCTAAAGTTGACGAAGCGACTCTTTCTGAAATACGTGACATCGCGCTTCAACAAAAAAATCCGGCGCTACATCAAGAGTGTGAGTGGTTTATTCGCCTACTGACATTACAGAAATGGCTTGGCCAGCTTTCAGAAGGATCTAACTCATGGTTTAACACCATTGAACCGGATGGTTGCATACATCACAGCTGTACGCTTGCTACACAAACTGGGCGAAACGCTCACCGGGGTCCCAACCTCGGGCAGGTTGTGAGTGCACCTTGGGCACGTGAGCTTTTTGTTCCACACC